TGAGGGTGTTGATGTACTTTGGATTGATGAAGCTCAGGCAATCACAAAGCCGACACTGGATTATATAATTCCGACAATCAGAAAAGTTAATTCGAGAGTGATTTTTACAATGAACAGGTTTGTTAGAAATGACCCTGTTTACTCTTTCTGTGTCGGTAGAGAAGACTGTTTGCACATTACAATACTTTATTTTGACAATCCTTATCTATCAGAGAAACAATACAAAGAAGCTGAGATATGCAAAGCAAAGAATTATGCCGAATATGAGCATATTTGGTTGGGTAAACCTATGGCACAAGCAAGTGATTTCCTTATATCCTCAACAAAACTTGATGAAGCAAAAGAACTTGTCATTAACCCTGAATCACATCCTGATTCCTCTGTTATGGCTGTTGACCTCTCGGCTTCAGGCGGAGACTTATGTGTTGCTAAACTTTTAAAGCTCAAATCTTTAACTGTGTGGGAAGAAGAATACACTCAAACTTGGTCTTCTCCGGACACAGACACCACTAAAGGAAAAATAATTGCGCTATTCTCAACTTGGAAACCGAAAGTCTTAATCATTGATGCTGACGGTTTGGGCTATCCGATTTTTGTTTCAATCAAGAAAGCTATTCAAAACACAATCGGCTTCAGGGGTGCAGGAGCTTCAAAAAATCTTGCAGCAGGTAATCAAAGAGCTGACGGATATTTGACTTTGAAAGAATATCTTGAAAACGGATGGCTGAAACTCCATTGTGAAAATACAATCAGACAACTTGAATATATTAAAAAAGTCTATAAACCCTCAGGGCTTGCATATATTCAGGATAAAAAAGACATAAGAAAAGAACAATCAGAATCTCCGGACTTTGCTGATACCCTGATGATGAGTGTTTATGCTATCAACTATTATTCGTTTATGTTTGAGAGCGAGGATGATATCAGGCAAAATAAAGCTCAAACAAACTACATTAAATCAGATTTCAACCCTTTTGATTAAAGGTTTTCAAGACAAAAAATAGATAAAAAGAAAGGAATATGAGATGTGTATATCATCTAAGTCAACACCTGTTTATGTTCCTCAAGAACAAAAGCAGGTTGCAGCTCCTACATACGCTGATGCTTCAACGACAAAAGCTGTTTCAAACACCAAAAATAAAGCAGCTTTGCTTGCAGGTAGAGACATTAAAACAACTTCAAGAGGATTGAGTGATGAGGGAAACACAGTTAAAAAATCACTTTTGGGAGAATAGCGAAAAACAAAAAATAAAGGAATTAAACAATGGATAATCTTGCCGGAAGAAAAGAATCAACTACACCTGATTTTGTTAATAAGCCAAAATATGATAAAAAGTATTTTGAATCAAGACGATCTGAACTTGCAGAAATCTTTAATGCTGTTAAAGCTGACCTTCAGGAACAAGCTGACTATCTTGCGCCAAATTCAATCAGGTTTTTAGCAAAAAATGTCAACAAACCTCGTGTCAGAAGTAAAAAGATTGTTGATTCAACTCCTCTCATAGCTGTCAGAAACTTCTCTTCAGGTATGATGACTGGTGCAACTTCACCTGCAAGAAGGTGGTTCAAAACAGGATTGATGAATCAGAACTTCGGCTACACACACGCTGCAAAAACTTGGTGTGCTTTTCAAGCTGAAATTACAAGATGTATTCTCTATGCTTCAAACTTTTATCAGATTCTCCCTGAAGTCTATGAACAGCTTGCCGTATTTCTTTTTTCGTGTGTATCAATCGAAAAAGATTTTGAAAATGTCGTTACCTTCAAATGTCTTCCTATCGGTTCATACTATTATGCAAAAGACAATCGGGGAGAGGTTGACACAATATGCAGAAACTTTATGCTCTCAGCTCGGAATATGATTAAAGAGTTCGGCTATGAAAATTGTTCTCAGTCGGTTCAGGAAGCAAGCAAAGAACACCCGAATCAGATGTTTGAGGTTGTTCATTTCGTTGAGCCGAATATGGAATATAAAGAAAATTCTCCGATTAGCTCTCAGAAAAGATTTATCTCTGTCTATTATCAGACAGGAGATGAGCTGAAATTCCTGAGGAAGTCAGGTTTTGACAGATTCCCTTATGTCGTTTTTGAAACATCTTGCAACGGTGAAGACAATTATCCGGCTAAAGGTCTCGGTGCTTATGCTCTCCCTGACATTAAGCAGCTTATGACTATGGTCAAAGAGTTTGCAAAAGCCGTTAAAAAAATGGTCAGTCCACCATATAACGCTCCTGCAAGTTTAAAGAACAAGAATCTCTCTGATACTCCTGCTTATTTCAACGAACTTGACGAAAACGGAAACGGCATTAAACCTATCTTTGAAGTCAATCCTCGTGTTTTAGAGTTGAACACGGAAATTCAGAGAATGAGAGAGCAAATAAAATCAATATTTTATAACGATTTATTTGCAATGATTTTGAATACAGCAGAACGAGGAAGAACAGCGACAGAGGTCAATGAACTCAAAGAGGAAAAAATGGTTCTTCTCTCTCCACTATTGGAGCAGATTCACTCCTCTCTCAAGAAAATCTTAGATTGGCTATTTTATGAAGAATTAGAACTCGGTTTATTGCCTGAAGTTCCGGAAGAGTTAAAAGGTCAGGAACTCAAAATCGAATTTATTTCAACACTTGCTCAGGCTATGAAAGCTCAGAATATTTCTTCTATGGAAAGATTTACAACTTTCGTTGCAAATATGTCTCAGGTTATTGACCCGACACTCACTCAGAAAATAATCGGTGAAAAGATGATTGACGATTATGCTGATTATGCAAATATATCACCGGAACAAATCAGACCGAATGAAGAGCTTGAAGCGTACAGACAGGCTATGCAGCAAAAAGCAGCTCAGGCAGAACAAATCAATCAGATTAAAGAAGGCGCAAACATCATAAAAAATATGGGAGGTGCTGATGCCTTCGGAGGTGAACTTTTCAGATAAAGACATAAAGCTCATTGTCGAAAATGTCTCCAATACAGAGGAAGGTTTGAAGTTTATTTTCATTTTGCTCACGAAATTTGGAGCTTTTGAGCGTGGTTGTAATTTTCAAAATACAAATATGGAATATTACAACAGAGGGAAAAGAGAGCAGGGACTTTGGCTTTTAGACCTCTTAGAAAACTCAAATTTCAATAAATTTAATGAAATATACAAATTAAGGAGAAAAGATTATGACAGAACAAGAAACGACAGAACAAGAAACGATGAATCAAGAAGTGAAGAATGAAGAAGTGATTGAATCGGCTTCAGAAGAAGCTCTGGAAAAAACTTCTGAGGAAACTCCAAACTCAGAAACTCCGGAAGCGAATGAGCTTTCGTCTGACGACAAAGCTCAGGACACATCTGAAAATAATGAATATTACGGTGCACCTGAAAATTATGATTTCAAAAATTTAGAATTGCCCGAAGGTATTACTATTGATGACAAATTGACTGAAAAATTCACTCCGGCACTCAAAGAATTAAATCTGTCTCAGAAATCAGCGGACAAATTAGCTCACTTACTTGCCGAATATCAGCAAGCTCAAACCGAAAATGCGGAAGAACAGCTTGCAGAATTTAAGCGACAAGAAAAAGCAGCTCTCAAAATGTCCTATGAAAAAATGCTGAACAGCGACAAAGAAATCGGTGTCGATGAAGCTCAAAGAAATGCCTATATTGATGTTGCGGATGTCGGATATAAGGCTTTTGCAAATGATGATTTTAAAGGACTGCTTCAAGAGCTTCATTTGGATTATCACCCTGCTGTCATCAAACACTTTTACCGTTTGGGAAAACTTTGCGGAAATGATAAAATTCTCAGTTCTTCAACTCCGCAAGTACCCGAAATGAGCAGGGCAGAAATCTTATATCCTACGAATTACGATAACAAATAGAAATGGAGGACAAAATTATGGCAACAGTAGGAAATACTTATCTCACTTTGAGAGACAAACTTTCACAAACTGAAGGGGGAAAGGTTACAGCAACAATTATTGATATGTTTGCTGAATCAAACACTCTTCTTGAAGATGCTGTCGTTGTTGAATGTAATGACGGTACATCTCACAAAACAACTGTCAGAAACGGACTTCCTGACATTGAGTTCAGAAAATTCTATCAGGGGGTAAATTGCTCAAAAGGTGATTATACTCAAATTACTGATACAACTTCAATGCTTGATGATTATTCCGAATGCGACAAAAAATTAGCTGATTTAAACGGTGATGTTGCACAGTTCAGACTGAATGAATCTGATGCGCACATTCAGGCTATGAACAACAAAGTTCAGCAAGCATTTTTCTATGGCAACAAGAAAAATGATGAAGCGGCTTTTGACGGACTTGCAACAAGATTCAACACAATCTCTTCAACAAAAGGTACACTCGGCTATCAGGTTATTTCAGCCGGAGGAAGCGGAAGTGATAACACTTCTATATGGCTTGTTGCTTGGGGAGACAGACACACACATCTTATCTATCCTAAAGGTTCAGATGCAGGTCTCAAACACATTGACAAAGGTGTTGTTACAACTGAAGACGGCAGCGGAAAGAAATTTGAAGCATACAGAGATTACTTCTCTTGGGATGTAGGTTTATCAGTCAGAAACTATCGTTCAATAGGTCGTATTGCAAACATTGATGTTTCAGACCTTAAAACCTCCGGTGCTGCTAAACTTGATGACCTTATGATTGAACTTTATTACAGATGTAAAAAACACATCAAAGGTGCTAAAAAAGTTGTTTGGTATTGCAACGAAACAATAGAAACAGCACTTCACAAACAGGCTAAAGATAAAGCAAATATCAATCTGACTATCAATGAATATGGCGGTCAGCCAGTCGTTGAGTTCTTGAAAATGCCTGTTAAGTGTTGCGACCAAATCTTAGATACTGAAGCTCAGGTATCATAGTCGGTAATTTAATAAACAGAAAGGAAAAAAACTATGTTATTCGATAAAGAAAATATGTTTTCAGACAATCAAGCAATAACATCTGATGCTGCTTCAACAAATGTCATTCAATTTGCTAAAGGCACTTTAAAAGAAATTGCTTTCGGAACTCCGATTCCTCTGAGGATTCAAGTTACACAGGCTTTTGCAACTCTGACATCTTTGAATATCAAAGTTCAGACTGCAACTGATGCAGCTTTTACAACTCCTGTTACTTTGGCTGAAACAGGTGATATTGCTGCAGCAACACTTGTTAAGGGCTATGTTGCTCCTATCAACTATGTTCCAAAAGGAAACTTGGGATATATGAGACTATATTATGATGTTACTGGTTCAAATGCAACAGCCGGAAAGATTACAGCAGGTGTCGTTGCCGCAAACGAGGGTTCATATCACGATATGTAGTGAAAAACCGAAGAGCTTATAGGTTCTTCTTATAAGCTCTTCTTTCTATTTGAAAGGGAAATGAAACGATGTCAGATGTAGTAAAAGTTGATAATGATTGGGAAATCGAAGATGCTCTCAGAATTTTAGTCAGAGCAGAAGAAATTAAAAATGATGCAGCACTGATGAAGAAAATTCAGCCAAAACTTGAAAAAATGAAGAAAGCTGTTCTTAATGCTGCTGATATTTTGTATAAAAGAGAGGAATAAGAAGAGAATGAAAGTTAAAGTTATTGCAAATGCTTTTTATAATCTAACATATCTCAAACCTGATATGATTATTGATTTTAAAGGTTCAAAATTGCCGTCTTGGGCTGTTCCTGTTAAGAAAACAGAAAACAAAAAAGAAGATAAGAAAACTGAGGAAAATAATGTTCTTGATGAAACAAATACCAATCCTGAAGTAAAAAATGAAAACGAAAATGTCCCTGAGACAAATCAGGAAAATGAAAATGTTTCTGAAGTTATTTCTGAGGGGGAAAATACTCCTGAACTCAGCGGAGATAGTCAGATGTTTGAGTATGAAAGAGCGCAGTATCTTGAAAAGCTCATTGACAGAGCTATGGAAAAAGGAATCCTGATTGATGACTACGATAAAAAACCTATCGAGGAATCAATCACGGAACTTGAGAAAGCATTGAAAGAGGTTGAATAATATGTGTATGTTTTCTTCAATCACAGCAGCCGGAATAATGACCGCACTCAAAATTGCAGGTACGGTTGCAGCCGTTGCAAGCAGTGCTGTTTCTGTTGCAGGTTCAATCCAAAATGCCAACTCTGCGAAGGCACAAGCTGAATATCAGGCACAGGTTAACCGTGAAAATGCCAAAATAGCTCAGCAAAATGCTGATGCAGAAAGACAGCAGGGTATTGAAGAAGCTCGGCTTCAGAGAATAAAAACACTTCAGAATGTTGCAAAACAACAAACAGCTATGGCAGCAAACGGAATTGATATTACATCAGGAACACCTCTTGATGTCATTGAAGATACGGCTGCAATCGGTGAACTTGATGCGCTTCAGACCAGATATAATTATGAAAGAAGAGCTCTTGCCTATGAATCAACGGCAGGAAACTATATGAATCAGGCTAATCTTGATATGATTTCAGGACAAAACGCATACAAAGCTAATCAACTAAATGCACTCTCTTCAGGACTTGCAGGATTGACTTCAGCAGCTAGTGTTGCTTCTAAATGGTACGGTTTTGGACAAAACAGTAATTCAGGTGTTCTGACCGGATGGACACCTTCTTTAATTTAAAAGGGATAAATGATGATTACCAAAACACAAATATTCAATATGGCACTTCACGAAATGGGTGTTTCAGCTCCGATTGAAAACGCTGATGTTCAAAATGATACAAGAGCGGTCATTCTCAGAAACTTTTATAATACCGCAAGAGATGAAGTTCTCAAGTCGTTCGATTGGAATTTTGCTGAAAAATACAGAGAATTAACACCTTTGGCTGAAAAATCTTTAAACCCGAAATATGAATTTATGTTTGATGTCCCGAATGACTGTCTTTGTGCTCGTGATATTTATGAAGATAATTCTCTCGGTTTAACTAAAAAATTCAAACTGAGTGCTAATGAAGCCGGACAAAAAGTTATTTTAACCAATGTCTCACCCTGCATTTTGCGATATACAAGAAGAGTTGTTGATGAAAACTTGTTTGATGCTGAATTTGCGATTGCACTCTCTCTCTATCTTGCAGCTATGACAGCCCAGACAATAACAGGTGTTCAGGCTAAAGGAGAGAGCGCACTCAAAAAATATTGGGATAAAATCAGACTTGGTGAAATCAGCAACGCTCAAGAGGGCAGCGATATTGATGAAGACGATTCAACCTATCTTGATATGAGGTAATTATGGCAACAACTAGACTATCACAGGTCAGCTTCACTCGTGGAGAATTGACACCTGCTTTATATAAAAGGACAGATATTAAACAGTATTCAATCGGACTTAAAACGCTCAAAAACGGTTTTGTGCATCAGGAAGGTTGTGTTTCAAACAGGTTCGGACTTGAATTTGTCGGTGAAGCCAAAATATCAAACAAAGAAACTCGTTTGATTCCTTTTGTATTCAACTCTGAGCAGACATACATCATTGAAGCCGGACACAATTATTTTAGATTCATTCAAAACGGAGGATATATCACATATCCAAACGACTATGCAACGGAAGAACTCAGAGGAGCAGTCGTTGAAATCGTTACTCCATACACTCACACAGACCTTAAATATTTAAAATATGCTCAAAATGCTGATGTTCTGACAATCACACACCCTGACTATCCTCCGAAAGAGCTTGCAAGATACGCTCATCACGACTGGAGACTTACAAGCATAACATTTTCTTCAACAATAAATGCTCCGACAAATGTCAGCGCAACTTGGACTGGTTCAACAAGTTCTGATACTCGGTCTTATACTTATCTTGTTACGGCTGTCGATTCGGCTAATGAAGAAAGTGTCCGTTCTTCAACGGTTACTCAGACAGGACACAGAGAGGCAAATTGGCTTGTCGGTGAATATATGACCGTTTCTTGGACTGGTGTAACAGGTGCTGTTGAATATAATGTTTATCGTTCTTCAAACGGAATATTCGGATATATCGGAACTTCAACAACGACATCTTTTATTGATGATAATATTGAGCCTGACCTGACTGCCACAGCTCCGGTTCAGAATAACCCTTTTGCGAACAATAACAATCCCTCTTGTGTTGCTTATTATCAGCAGCGAAAAGTTTATGCAAATACCACAAATAAACCTCAGACACTCTATGCTTCTCAGCTAGGAACATCAAACAATTTCAATTATTCAAGACCGCTCGTTGCTTCAGATTCGATTGAAATATCACTTGCAGACAGAGAAGTTAATGAAATCAGACACCTGATTCCTTTAAAAGACTTGGTTGTTTTGACTTCAAGCTCAGAGTATAAAGTCAACGGTTCAGACGGAATCTTTCAAGCGAATCCTTCTCCGGTTGCTCTGATTCAGTCGTGTTACGGTTCTTCTCATGTTCAGCCGATTATCTCAGGTGAAATGATAATATTCGTTCAGTCTGGAGGAAGTGTTCTAAGAGATTTAGGTTTTGATTACCTTTCAGACAGCTACAACGGTGATGAACTCTCTCTGTTAGCTTCACATCTTTTTGAGGGGAAAGAGGTTGAATATATTGCATATGCAAAAGAGCCGTATAGACTTGTCTTTGTTGTGTTCAATGACGGTTCTTTGGCTACTTTGACCTATAATAAAAAACAAGAGCTTTGCGGTTGGGGAAGACAAGAAACAAAAGGACAATTTAAAAATGTTGCTGTTATCAGAGAGGGAAATGAAGATGTTGCATATTTTGTCATCAAAAGAAAAATTAACAATGAAGATAAAGTTTTCATAGAAAGAACTAAAACAAGAATCGTAAAGAGTGCTAAAACGGCTTTTCTTCTCGATTGTGCATTAAGTCAGCATTTTGATACGGCTGTTACAACTGTTTCAGGTCTTAATCATCTTGCAGGTGAAAAGATAACTGTGTTAGCTGACGGAGGTGTTATTGAAAATGTAACAGTATCAAATGCAGGAACAATCACTCTTCCGAACAGCACGACTGATATTGTTGCAGGATTGCCGTATGAATTTGAGCTTGAAACACTTTCTCTTGAAAACCAAAACACTCACGGTCTCAAAAAGATGATTAATAGTGTTTCTGTCGGAATATTGAACTCAAGAGAGGACTTTTGGATTACCGGAAACACAGGAGAAGAAAGACAGCTTGCAAGAAGTCTTCAAA